TGCTTTTGAATCATCAGTTTCATCTTTGAATAATGTATCTCTTAATGTTCTTACTTCTTCAAATTGTTCCTTTTTAAAACCTTGACTAACCATTTCAACATCAAGTTTAAGTTTTCTTTCATTAGAAACGAATTGAGTATTTCGTGCTTCTATATCATCGTAAGAAGTCTTTAATTTATTATAATCATTTTCTAGTTGTGAATACTTGTTAGTAATTTCTTCAATTGCAGATTTTCTTTCGGATTCTACTTCTTCACTAGATACAAAACCCTTTCTAATATCTTTTGTCAATTTTTCAATGTTAATATCATCGTTAGAGATTGACAACTCTTTGTTTGTGACATACTTTGTTATGTCCATACTTTTTTCTCCTTCTATTTTGTCGACTATTTAGAAGTGCATTGGTGCTTTTTAACACCACAGGGCAGTTATATTGAAAATAGGAAAGATATAACTACCCTGTGCTATCAAAAAACGATAGCACTTACTTTAATCTATTTATAGCAACTACTTGCTTTTTCTTTTCGTCAGTATCTAACTGATTTTTTAAATCTCTTATTTGCTTATTTAATGCATTTCTTTGAGAATTTAATTTATCTACACTATCTTGATTACCTAAATACTTTTGTATCTTTATATCAGTGTTTATTTCACTTTTTTGGAGTGTTAAACTGTTTACCTTTTGTCTGATATGGTATTCTTCTTCACCTTTGCCATAATCTATTGTTTTTAATATATTATTATTGTAAAATGCTAATACACATTTACAATTAGGGTGTAATATTTCAGTTGCACCTTCTTCGGTATCATTTAAATATCTTCTTGCTTGATTGTATGTTAATATTCTTTCTTGATAACTCATACAATAAGGACAACTAAAATTGTGATATGGTATATAAAATAACATTTGGTCTAAATCTCGTCCGTCATTTAATGTTTGTATCCAACCATTACGAGTTAATGTTGTGTTATAACTCATTGAATTATATGTACTAGGTTTAACATCTCTTATCTTTTTACCATTACTAAAATATGGCACTGTATCATTTGTGTATTTAGGTACTAATTTTTTTAAATAGTCTTGTTTATCTTCTTTTAATAATGGACTATTTGTTCTTATAGTGTATTCTTTAATCTTCTTATTAAGGTATTGTTTATTTGTATCATTGATTAGTTTTATTATTCCTAAACCTACTAATGTTATTGCTCCTAATTTTAAACCTGTGTTTTGTTTATGAATTTGTTCTCTAAATATAGTTATTTGTTTTTCGATATATTCTCGATTATCAGTTCCCCATATTTTTTCTAACTCTTGTTTAAAATATTCTTCTGATTTATTCTCATTTAAACATTTAAAGAATAATTCTTTTGATTTATTTTGTTTACGAGTATAATACAAATTCATTTCAAAAACACTTTCGGCAATAAAACTAGAATTCTTCATAAACTACCTTAATTTCTTCTCTTTCTTTTTTATATTCATTTACTAGATCGTCATTAGTCACTTTTTCATCTATTAGTTTATTTATAATAGGTGTCACTATCTTTGCTCTAGTTTGATATGGAACTTCAATAACACTTTCAACTTGTCTTAATGTTCTAATCTTCTTATCATCATCAAGTTTTTCATTATTGCCATAATCCCATTGAATATCATTTGGAATCTTGTTCTTTTGTATTTTCTTTGCTTCTTGTAATTTAATTATGTTCTCAATTAACTTATTTATTTGTGGCTCTATTTGTTTCTTAATAGCTTCTATTGTCATTTCAGTTAAGTTCATTGATAAATCTACACTTGTTGTATTTTGGTAAGCATCTTTTTCATAACCAAAACTTGCTGGACTTAAATTTGCTAATTGAATTATTTGATAATCACAAAATTTAAATATATTTATATAATTGTTTTCTCTTAAATTACCTTGTAAATGTTCAAAGAATTGGTGGTCTTTATCTCCTGGCATTAATGTGAATAAATCATCTATACCATTTACTTTAATTGTATGTACGTCATACATATTATTTCCTGGTGTCCATTTGCCATATATATCATTTGTTTGGTAATGTTGACTTGTGACTATTCTTGTTTTTGTCTTTTCAACTTCTTCGCATAGAACATTGTAAACTTCCATTTCTTCATTTAAGAACTTTTCACTATCTTTGAAGAAATCTTGTCCTATATCAATATTTATTAATACTTCATAAGGTAATAAGTAAACTCTCATATAATCTGTACCCATTATCTTATTAAATTCATTTATTGATATTTCTTGATATTCATTATCTTTTTTCTCTTTTTTGTAAGCAGTTATTACCATATTGGTTTTTCCGTCTACTAGCTCAATATGTCTTTGTAATGAAAAATCATAATCTCCTGCTTCAAAATCTTGTATTATGTCACAACTCTTAATATGATCATATTCTTGTACTAGGTTGTGAATATTACATTTATTTATACATTCAAGATATACTTGGTTATCGAACAAATGTATATATACAAAACTCTCCTTTTCATAAACCGATAATTCTAATGCTTTACTTAATGTAGGCATTAACCAGTTTATATTTAATCCTTCAGTTTGAGTTAATAAATCACTACCAAATAATTGATTCTTAATATATGTTCCTATCTTCTTTGCAGAAGGAGCTAATACATATTTATCTTCTTCTTTAATATTTGGTTTACCATTTGTTATTCCTGGTTGAGCAGTTTTAACTCTAACTTTGATATAAGGAGCTTGAAGTGGATTAAATTGTCTTAACTTTCCTTTCATTTTGTTCTCCTATTCTTCTGGTCTTACTCCAGTTTCATTTATTATTCCCCAATAAGTCTTCTTTCTTTTTTCATCGTTTTTAAGAATAGTTATTGGTCTTGCTATAATACTTATTTTGCCTTTACCTATGTTCTTGTTTTTAAAAGTTATGCAATATGTATTTTTATCAGGTGCTTCATTCTTATCTATCTTTATTTTTTTAACTAATAAACCATTGTAATATAAATATAAAGTCCAACGATCTAAATATCTTCTGATAGACTTATTTAATCGTTTATAGTGTTTTTTAAAGAATTTAGTAATCTTTTTCATTGATTTCTCCTAACAAAAAAAGCATAAGGTTATTTCTCCTTATGCTTCCATTTGCACCTTTCGGTCAAATACACTGCACTTCTATACTAATTATACTACCATACATTTGTTCTATTGTCAACAAAAATTTATCATTTTTCAAAAAATATTTATCGAACTTTTGTTTGCATAATATAATAAAATAAAAAGTATTAGATATAATTTTCTAATACTTCTTGTATATATGATATTTCATTGTCTATGTCTTCTATTGCTAAATTTATCATTTCTTGTAATTCCCATTCTTCTACTTCGCCTTTAATCAAATCAATTTCATATAAACCGTCTGATATATTAACTAAAGAATTATGGTCTTTAACAGTCTCATTATAATCAATTTCAAGTCCTTTATATTTTTTATTTCTTAAATCTTTAAATCCAAGTTGAATTTCTTCTAAATCATAAATAAGTCTATTTAGTTCTTCCTTTCTTTCTAATGTCATTTTTAGTTCCTTCTTTCTAGTAATCTTTCTTGATTACATATATAATATATCATATATTATTGATAAATACAATACTTTTTTTACATTTACACTGGTTTTTTTTATATTTTCAGTGTCTTTGTAAAAAAAGAACGATCATTTCTTTTCATCGTTCCCTTTAAATACATAATGGTCTTTATAGATATGATATATTTCACTTGTTTTACAATTCTTACAAGGTATTATAATTTCAAGTGGTTGTTCCATTTCAACTCCCATTTTTTCAAGAAGTGCAATTATTTTATCATAATTTATTTCACATAGAAATCTTTTTGTTTTCTTGCATTTTATTACCATATATTCTCCTATACTTCAGGACATCTTCCTGTAAGTTTAAATTCCATTATTATATATCTACTTCCGTCTACATAATGATCGTATTCTTTTACATAGGTATTTGTTCCAGTCGCTTCACTTTTTAAATTGTCATAATGATAACTTTCTAGTTCGTCTAATCCTACATTCATACCACGATATATAGGTTGACTACCTTGAAAGTATCTAACGGAATCACATTCTAATACTTTTAATATTCCAGTATAAAATAAACTTTGCATAAGTTGTACGGATTCATCTACACTCATATTATTCTTTTTTGCTAGTTCGTGTCTTATTCCGTCTACATCTAATCTATTACTAAAATGTGAAGCTTCACTATCTATCGTTAATGTATTTACTGGTACATATTTATATTTTTCGTGTAGCATATCTACAAATGCTTTTAATTGATGACTATAAAATTCAGTGGTAGGTGTATCTCCTTCTATTTTAGGATCGTGATAATAGTTATCTATCAAAACTAATTCCCAACTACCATTCCTTGTGTTTTGACACAGTGCAAGTCCACAAAATGTTGTTGGGTTTACACTACCATAGTCACAACCTATTCCTATTTCTTTTATTATATAATCTTTTTTAAATATTTCTTCTGATACTGTTTGAATATGATTAAATACTTTACCTTCGGCAGTCACCCATTCACAATATACTTTTTGTCTTCTTAAATTACCAGGTGGGAAAGAATGTACTGCTTTTCTTATTTTTTCTTCCGTATCTAATACTGGGTTATCATAAGGAAAGAATGTATATTTCTTCCAATCATTTCCGTCTATATATTTCTTCTTATATGGGTGGTTTTTTCCACCTTCTACGTTAAAACTATCTATTCTCTTATAATATGGGTGTCCTGCAAAACTCATTTGTCTACCTGGTATTTCATCAAATGTTTCTCTTAATTGACTACTACTATATATTCTTGCACTTTCATCTACCCATACGAATATAAGTGGTTTTCCTAATATCTTATTAAAAGCTAAATAATTATTAAATCCAAAGAAGAAATATTTTATTCCATATATCTTTAAGTATTTATCATTATTACCAAACTTTAATTCATAGTCTTTGCCTTCCTTAAAGTGATATTCGTTTTCTAATACGTCTTTAAGGTTTTCTACTATGTTTCCGTTTAATGTATCAGTAGTCCAACCTATTATGCCACCATAATACTTTCTAGGTGTATAATTAGGATTCTTTCTTTGTTCCTTTTCATACTCATACAATCTTTGTGAATATTCTATAAGTGCATTACATATATCGTATGTTTTACCACTTTGTGTAGATCCTAATACACTTATTTCAGGAACATTTTCTGATACTATATCTTGATATAAATTATATTGTTTCTTGCTTATCTTCATCTTGCACCTTTTCTTCTAGTGCAGTTTCTTTTTCTATTTCCTTAATTCTCTTTTTGTTTTTATTTATTTTTTTAGTTATGTCTTTTACACAACCTTCTGATTTAATATCTTTTAATACTAATTCTTTATTTTCTAGTTCTAGTTTTTCTTTTTCACTTACTATCTTGCCATTACTACCTTTAATCAAATAGTTTTTTCCTACCTTAACAAATTCCATTTTCTATTATCTCCATTTCTAAATAATCACGATCAGATTTAACTGTCTTATGATTTATTTCTATTATATGCTTTATATTATCATTTTCTAACATTCCTATTTGTTGCATTGCATCTAATATACATTTTAAGGATTTATTATCTAAATCACTATTTAAATTTTTTACATACCAAGTACAATTTATCTTTATAGGGTAATGTCTTATTTTAGGTTTACCAATTAGAAATTTCTTTGCTATTTCCATTTCTTTTTTCTTTTGTGATGCACCTATAATAAAGTTTGTTCTATTAGCATTTATTATTTCGTTCCAATTAGCAAATTTATAATCAAATACTATTTTTATATTCTTATATAGTTCCATATTTAACACCCCTTTGTATTAACTCGTATAGTTGATATTCTTCTAATATTATCTTTTTATCAGTTAAATAGCTTTTCTTCTTTAATCTACTATTTTTAATTTCTATTCCTTTGGGTTTAGTAGTTATTTTTAAACATAAGTATTTATCTTCTACATAGTCTATTATAAGAACTGGTCTAGGTTTATAATAGTTTCCTATTTCTTTATATCTTACTTTTGCAAACCATATATCACCTATCATTTTCTTTTTCTTTGTTGTAGGTGGATTCTCAAAATACTTATAGTTCTCTTTCTTCATACATAGCCTTTTCTAAATTAGAATTATCTACTACATTAATTGTCACACTTGGTGTTTCATTTACTTGTTGTTCTTCTAGTTCTCCTAACATTTGTGCCATAAGTTTAAAGTTTTCTGCTTTTCCACTAATAGCACCTATCATTAATCCTTCGGTTGTTAATTGTCTAAATGTTTTCTTTTCTTCATTTCCTTGTATATTAGGTACAGTATCAAGTAATTGTTCTAGTGTCTTTTTTAAGGTGGCTTTTTCACGTCTAGCTTCTCCACTTGCTTTGCCACCCATTATTGCTATTTTTCGTTTTTCTTCCGTTGTTCTATCTGCTAATGATATTAAATTATCTACATTATGTGCCACCTTTTTATTCACCACCTTTTTAAAATAAACTCAATTGTTTTCTATTTCTGTCTTCTTTTATTTTTTCTGTATCAATACCTAACACTTTATAACTTTCTTTAAAATATTCACATACAAATTCAAATTGACTATCGTTTATTAGCAATAATTCTTTTTCAGTATCGTGTTTATAATGACCGTAAGGACAACCCATACAACCTGTTCTATTTATATATTCATATACACTAGGCACTTCTATATTATATTTATTTATAATTTTATTTAATAATTCATCACTTAAATCGTGAATTGGTGTAAACTTCTTATCTTTTGTAAAACAAGTTTTATATTGGCTCTTTCTCATAGCACCTTCTGCACCACGAACACCAAGTATTGCTTTTAAACCTGTTTCTTTTTCAAACTTATGTGCTGTATTCTTTTTTAATATCTTACAACATTTAGGACTAACTCTATGTAATTCTCCACTTAGTAATAATTTTCTTGCTTTTTTATTTAATGAAAAACTACTCGTATGTATTTTTCCGTCTTTACCTAGAAATTGTCTTGCTTGTATTCTTTCCATTAAAGACTTACTTCTACTTCCTCTTTGGTATCTATCTATAAAATCATCTTGTATTTTGCTAAAGCAAGGACTACCATATTTTTCTTTTATCTCAAATGGTTTTAATTTAGGAAGCAATACTATATCACAATTATCTTTAATTCTCTTTAGTATTTCATGATGTTCCATGTATGTATTAATTCCTACTATTTTAATATCATCTCGTTTAAGATATTCTTTAATAAACCAATATAAAAAATGACT